AAGAGCGGAGGTGCTTTCAACAGAAACTTGCATGGATTTTCCTCATTGCACAGACGTAGGCGGCCGTTCTGGCCCAAGAATCAAGGGCACACATTCTAGAGGGGGAAATTGCAGAAGTCACCCTACAGAAGCAGGCGGCATAATAAAGAAGGGAAAAGCTAAAGATGGTGCGGACGGAGAGACTCGAACTCACCGAAAGCGATCCAGCACAGCTACAGCCCAATAAACACGCTAACGAGAGCATGCGTAAGTGGGTGTCTCTGTTCCCAGAGTGTTCCCACTTGGATGCAGCAGGCGCGCATCATACCACCTGGCCGGCAATTTTCCACGTTTTCAGGTTGAGCCACGGGGAAAAGGTAATTTAGGTAATTTGTGTGAGCAATCAGCGGCAAAGCCTTTAGATTCAAAGCCTTAGAGACATAGTAAAAGGTAATTTTTAAGTAATTTATTGGTAACTGACTTACCTCTGACAACGGTCACCAGCCACTAAAATAAAAACCTTATAAAACAGCCACTTACAGAAAAATTACCTCAACCCTAACTAAAAATTACCACTCAAGGTAATCGCTCAAACCCAGTAAAACCGCCGCCCACACCCACGACCAGGCACCCCAATTACCGAAATTACCTTTTCCCGCTGCACCTCTGAAAACAAAGACCGCCAGCAAGCCACCAAAGAGGCCGTATAAACACCCTTCGCCGCAGGGTTCCGCAGGGTTTGTGGCAGCATCGAAAACAGCGCCAAGCCCCGGCGCAGGCCGCTCAGAACCGCATGCAGGGAGTGAGGAAAAAGAGGCCTATTTAGCCCGCAGGCGTGGCGGGGGGACGACGGCGCGCGCCGGGTGCAGCCCCATCCGCCCATAGCTGATGCGCACCAACATGGCGCCTACGTCCGACTAGGCAACCAACCCCTCTCACACCAGGGCCTTGAAATAGCTGGAGCCCTCGTATCTGCTTGACTGCAGGTACAGATGATTGGACTTACAGCCGTATAGATGGCATGTTTTGATCGCCACTTTTCATGTTGGCAACGGCAACTTTTCGTTCGAACAGCCACTAAAAAGCCGCCTCAAGGGCGGCTTTTTATAGTGTGCATAGTGCGTGTAAACACACTGGCTAATGTCAATTATGTGGACGCTTCCATCCATGCCCCAACCAGCTGCTACCGAAATTACAAAACTGTGTGACGACTGGTGCACCGCATCTGCGATACCTGACGGTGGGTTTGTAATCGGTGCCAACACAGAAAAATTCAGGCTCCTTGCAAATGGCGTCGTGTTCCACGAACTCGATCATGAGGCAATGTGTGCAGCCATCATGGGCCTATCAAAAGTACTTCTACGCCCCGGACTAAATACCATAATCGACCATGACCATTTTGGTCTCTGGTCTTGGTGTGGTGAGCTTCTACTGAACACGCGGGCGAAGCTATTTAAACCTGATCAACACGAAATCAAGTCCCTGTACGAGACGGCCATCCATGCCGCACTGGCAGATTGCCGCAGGCCACCTGCCTCCGTAGAGGAGCATCACGAGCACAACCGCATTCGAGAACTACAGCCGCATCACACGAAGAAATTTGCTCAGCAATCCAGTCTAGTGCTGGCGTATTTGGTATTTCCCTTGTTGGAGGCCATTCTAAAACGTGCGTGCACGGACTTTGTTGCATTTGACGGTCAAGTCGTCTCGAGATTCACGGTGTCAACAAAAGCTGGAACGCCCAAGAAATATGACCCGAAAGGTTCTTATCCTAACCGCCAGTGCAGCAGCATTCGCGATCTGCTCTTCTTGCACTACACGCAGGTGGCGAAGCCGGAGCTCAAGGCGACATTGGATAGATTCAGAGACCACATCACGATTATTGATGGGACTCAAGATCCGTTCGATATCATTCATGGCTGGCGTAACCAGTCGCTGCATGGGTCCACAAACTTCCAAACAATCGGTGGAACCATGCTTAACCTTTCTCTTTTGATCTCGTTATTTGAAATACAACAAGACTTTGAGCATCGCAGAATCGCTGCCATTGAGTTTTGTCGCTGGCAGGCTCAGTCACGACGTAGGGATCCTTGGTCATTCTATCCGCCATATTGATGCCCCCCTCAACCTACTACTTAGATGGCTAGTACGCAGGAAATCGAGCTGGAAAGTCGACCGAGTCGCAGTAGGTAGTCGTATTGAATGAGAATTACTTGTGAGTGAAAATTCCTACAGGTTGTCAAGCGCTCCGTAAATTCGCATCAATCTGGAATGGCCAACTCAAATGTCTTGAAGCGAATAACCTCCTCACCCAGCCATTCGTTGATCTGCAACATGCGCGACTGCAGCGGCTCCAGCTCATTCAGCCCCCACACATGGGCGGCCTCGCGCATCGAGCCAAAGCCACCTGAGTTCTGCGGCACGATGCCCATCAGCTGGGGATAGATCCGCAGCGCGGCCAGCAGGTCATCGCGGCTGATGTTTTTGATTGCGCCGAAGTCATCCTTGGCCGCCACCTCACTGATCGGGATCAGCTGGATGCCGTCCTTCTTGCCGTTTGGCGCGTACATGAACAGGTTGCGGAAGTTGCCAGGCCCTTTGCTGCTCTTCATCGCATCCCGTAGATCGGTAACAAAGTCCTCATTCTGGGCAGCGTCGGTCATGTAAAGGATGAAGCCGGCGTGGCTGCCGTTCTGGTAGTACTTGCGCCGGAACAGCGTGGCCGCCTCATTCAGCAGCGCCGACTGCAACGCCGACAGCCACTCAGGCAGGCCATAGATTTCCTGGTTGATATCCGCCTCGCGTAGGTGGCAGATGCTGCCCTGGCGGAATTCGTGCTCATCACGCCAGCCGCGCACCTGGAAGTAGCTGCCCTCTTCCAGCCCGCGGCGCATGTACTTGCCCATCGCCGGTACTAGCCCAAGCGCCTGGCGCAACATGTTGTCGCGCTTCTCCAGGTAACCGTTGCCGCACCAGATAAAGTCCAGGGCCAGCTGCTCGAAGGCCTGCCGGTTCAACAGCTTGTGCGGGATAAAGGTGCGCGCCAGCGCGTTGCGCTTGAAGTTGATCCCCGACTGCAAATACACGCTCGCCCTGGTCGACTTCGCCAACCCATCCAACGACAGCGGCGGCTCGTACCAGCGCCCGTTGGACCAGCACTCCAGGTAATCGAATATCTCGCGGCCATCCAGCACCGGCACCGGGTCGCCAAAGGAAAACGCATGGGTCTGCGCCTGCGCCGGTACCGCTTCAGCTGTTTCGGTAGTCATCAGTAAATCTCCATGATGCCGGTGTTGGCAGCGGTCTGCCCTTCAAGCGGCTCGTTGTGCAGAGCGTGGAACAGCGCCCACGCCAAGTCGGCATGGCCGGTTTCGTCATTGCGCCCGGCCGTGTACGTGAATTGCCGCCCCGAGGCGGTGATTGTTTTGCGGATGGCCATCAGGCTCGACGCCACATCCGTCCAGCCGGCGTCGAACTCCAACCGGCCGTTCTTGATCACGTCGTAAGCCTTCAGCACCAGGCGGGTTTTCACCTCTGGCGAGTAGCTGAACGTGGTCACGCTGGGGAAGAACTGGCGCACCAGCTGCGCCACGCCCGAGCCGAGCCCGGTGATGTCCACGCCGATATAGGTCACCCAATAACGCCTGGTCACCTGGCGGATCGCCTCGGCCTGGGCCGCGAAGTCCATGCCGCGGAACTGATGGCGCTCCAGCACGCGGAACTTGCCGCCCGGCACCATCGGCGGCGCCACCACCACCATGCCCGCGCTGTCGCCTGTTTCCGCGGGGTCATAGCCAATCCACACCGCCCGATCGCCAAACGGCCGCGCCGCGAACGGCTTGTAGTCCTCGCCCCACTCAACCCAGCTGTCCACCATGCACGGCTGCAGCATGCCCAACGGGAAGATCGAGGCGCCGTCGTCGACAAACTGGCACATCAGCAGGTTGGCGAACTGCTCGGCGTTGTATTCAAAGCGCAGCTCTTCCAGGTCAAACAAATCACAGCCGCGCTCGTCGGCGTCCATGATCGTCACGATCTGCCGCCAGATCCGGTCCTCGCACAGCCGGCCCTGGGCCAGCGCGTGGTGGCTCACATCCATTTTCAAATGCTGAGCGGTCGGCTTGCCCTTGTTCAGGCGCTCGCCCGTCCACCACTTGTAGGCCTCATGGGCCATGCTCGAGGGCGTCGAAAAGTAGGTTTTGCGCCATTTCTTGTGCAGCGCCATCCCCGACGCGACCTTGTTCAGCTCCTCAAACTTGTGCGTCCAGAAAAATTCATCGAAGTAGAAGTTGCCACTGCGCCCCTGGGCCGTGCGGTAGTTCGTGCCCAGGAAGTGCAGCTCGGCCGAGTTGGCCAAAATAATCGGATCGCCCGTCAACGGCCGGTCAAGTACTTCGCTGACGAACGCCTGCATGTAGTTCTTGAATTGGTGCGCCTGCGCCTTACTGGCCGACAAAAAGATCTGATTGCGCCCGGTTTTCAGCGCATCAATCAGCGCCTCACGGGCAAAGTAGAAGGTGGCGCCGATCTGCCGCGACTTGAGCAGCATCCGCGTGCGCTGGTTGCTCGCCCGGTACCAGTCCTTTTGATACTCAAAGCAGCCATCTAGGAAGGCCTCCTCGAGTTTCTCGATGTCGTCTTCGCTGAACTCGTTACGCTTGGGTGGCGCCTTCGGCCCCGCGTTGCGCTTGCCCAGTTCCGGATTCAGGTCGGTTTGCGTGCCGCCACCCTGGAAGCGCTGAATGCGCGCCTGGCGCTCCAGCTGGCGATGCAGCAGGTCAATTTCCTTGAAGTCGCCACCGGTTTTGCCGTCCTTCAGGATCAGCTGCACCAGGCGCGCCTCCAGCGCCCCGCCGATCCGCTCGACGTTATCCGCCCGGTCCCACTGGTCGCGGGCCTTCCAGGAGTGGACGGTTTTTTCCCGCTCGCTCAGGAAGTCGGCGATATCGGTGACGCGCCAGCCCGTCCAATACAAAAACTTGGCTTGGCGGCGGGGGTCCATCGGCTGATTGGTAGTGGCGGCGGTATTCATGGCGCCGATGCTGCCGACACGCGCGCGAGGCCGTTACCAGCGCGCCCTGTAACGCCCCCCCCTACCAGGCAACCACATTGCTCGCCACGCGCGGGCTGCCGACCATGCCCTCACTGCAACGGCCATCACGCCCAACGCTCTGAGGACACCCCCAATGAAGAAATTCCGCTCCAAGTGGTTCCGCGTCGCCGTCGAAGGCGCCACAACCGACAAACGCAAAATCGAGCGCAGCTGGCTGGAGCAAGCAGCCAAGAATTTCAACCAGAACACCTACGGCGCCCGCGTCTGGCTGGAGCACTTCCGCAGCATTCTGCCGGACAGCCCGTTCAAGGCTTATGGCGACATCGCCGCAGTGAAAACAGAAGAAGTCGAAATTGCCGGGGTGAAAAAGCTCGCCCTATTTGCCCAGATCGACCCGACCGATGACCTGATCGCAATGAACAAGGCTCGGCAGAAGATCTACACCTCCATCGAAATCGACGACAAGTTTTCCGACAGTGGTGAGGCCTACATCGTCGGCCTGGCTGTCACCGACTCACCGGCCAGCCTCGGCACTGACGTGCTCGCATTCTCGGCGCAAAAGCCAGAGGCCAGCCCGTTCAAGGATCGCCACTACTCCGCGACCTCGATGTTTACCGAGGCCCTGGAAGCGGAACTCGAATTCGAAGAAGTCACCGACAGCGAGAACAAGGTCGCCGGCCTGTTCAAACGCGTCACTGACCTCCTCACCAAGAGCAAGGACAAATCGGTCAAGGACGACGCCCAGTTCTCCGAACTGAACGAAGCGGTCGAGGCCCTTGCCGGCCATGCCAGCGAGCAGGCCAACGCCTTCGCCGACATCGAGGCCAGCAACAAAGCCCTGCAAACCAACGTCGAGCAGCTCAGCACCCAACTGCAGGAGCTGATCACCCGCCTTGGCGGCCAGGCAGACCACAGCCAGCAGCCCCGCCCACCGGCTACCGGCGGCGACGGCAACGTGCTCACCCAGTACTGATCACCCGCACCCCATTCGGAGAACACCATGCGTAACGAAACCCGCCTCGCGTTTACCGGCCTGCTGAAACAGGTCGCCCAGCTCAACGCGGTCGCCTCGGCTGCCGAGTCCTTCACCGTTGCACCGTCCGTCCAGCAAAAGCTGGAAACGGCCATCCAGGAGGCCAGCGGCCTGCTGCAGCAAATCAACGTCATTGGCGTCGATGAGAAAGACGGTGAAGCCATCGCTCTTGGCGTTGGCAGCACCATTGCCGGCCGCACCGACACCAGCCAAACCGACCGCAGTCCGCGTGATGTTTCCGGGCTGAGCAAAGACAGTTACGCCTGCAAAAAGACCGACTTCGACACCGCCATCCCCTACGCGCTGCTGGATGCCTGGGCCAAGTTTCCCGACTTCCAGTCGCGCCTGTCTGGCGCCATCGTCGAGCGCCAGGCACTTGACCGCCTGATGATCGGCTTCAACGGCACCAGTGCTGCGGCCAGTACCAACCGCGCCACCAACCCGCTGCTGCAAGACGTCAACATCGGCTGGCTGCAGAAGTACCGCACCAGCGCACCAGCCCGCGTAATGGACCATGGTGCAGTGGCGGGCAAGGTCACCATCGGCGCCACCGGGGACTACAAAACCCTCGACGGCCTGGTGTACGACGCCATCCAGCTGCTCGACCCTTGGCACCAAAAGCGCCCCGACCTGGTCGTGCTGGTGGATCGCAACCTGCTGCACACCAAGTTCCTCGCCAACATCGAAGGCGCCGCGGACAACCAGAACGAACTGGCCGCCGCGCAGATCATCGCCAAGGCACGCTTGGGCGGCCTGCCGATCGTCGATGCACCGTTCTTCCCCGACGGCACCATCATGGTCACCACCCTGAAAAACCTGTCGATCTACTGGCAGATCAGCGCCCGCCGCCGTCACATCCAGGACGAGCCGAAGCGCGATCGCATCGCCGACTACCAATCCTCCAACGACGCCTATGTCATCGAGGACTTCGGTCTGGGTGCCATCGTCGAGAACATCGAAGAGGCATAAGCAAATGGCCCTTTCCCTCGCCCAACGCCACCAGCGCCGCACCCTTGCGGCCTTGGAGGCGGCCAAGGCTGAACCAGCCACTACCATGGCCGGCGCGACAAACTATGAGCTGCACTTGGCCGCACTGACTGAAGATCGACTGCGCCTCAAGCAGGTGCAATCCAACGAGGGCAAGGCCGAACTAAAACGGCAGCTGCTCCCGCAGTACGTGCCCTACGTGGAAGGCGTGTTGGCCGCTGGCCAAGGTGCCCAGGACGAAGTGATGACCACCCTCATGGTCTGGCGCATCGATGTCGGCGACTTCGCCGGCGCCCTGGACATCGCCGACTACGTGCTCAAGCACAAAATGATCATGCCGGATCGTTTCGACCGCACCACCGGCTGCCTGGTCGCCGAGGAAGTGGCCACAGCCGCCCTCAGTGCCCAGAAAGCCAGCGGCACCTTCGACCTGGACGTGCTCACCCGCACCGCCCTGCTCACCGAAACCGAAGACATGCCAGACCAAGCCCGCGCCAAGCTGATCCTAGCCCTTGGCCGCGCCACCCTGGCCGGCATCACCGCCGAGCAGCCCGGCCAACCCGGCCAACTGCAAGCAGGTATCGACCTGCTCAAGCGCGCCATCCAGCTACACGGCGCCTGCGGCGGCAGAAAAGAACTGGAGAGCGCCGAACGCCTCCTCAAAAAACACGCTGCGCCACCGGCCAGCTAACCGAGCGGTCCCCCGCAACCCCGGCGGCTCGGGGTCGATTCACCAGGGTTACTCCTTTTCCCCAGTGATGACGCCCCGACCACCGCCGACCCACAAGGCCTGACCATGAGCGGATTCATCGCCAACGGCACCACCACGCCGGCAGCAGCGCCCTACCCGATCACCAACGATGGCTGGTGGCCGAACCTGGACGGCGAAGCTGTTCGCGCCGCCCTGCGCCTGGACGCCAGCATCAGCGACACCCGGCTCGAAGTGGCCCTCGTCAACGCCATCCTCAGCGTCAACGACGAACTCAGCACCTACAAAGAAGCCCAGCTCGCCAACGGTCGAACCAACCTGGCCGCCGTGCCTGGCCCACTGATCCAGAACATCACCCGCCCGGTGCATCTGTACCGCCGCGCCATCTACTGCACCGCCGGCGCCGAACTGGCCGAGCGCTACCGCACCTACGACAGCACCAATGCCGGCGCCAAAAACGCCGAAGAACTCACCCCCAGCATCGACGAATACCGCCGCGACGCGCGCTGGGCCATCAAAGACCTGCTGGGCGTCTCCCGCGCCACGGTCGAGCTGCTCTGATGGCCACCAACGTGCGCGCCATCCAGGGCGACACCGTCGACGCCATCTGCTGGCGGTACTACGGCCGCACGGCCGGCGTTACCGAAGCCGTACTCGAAGCCAACCCCGGCCTGGCCGACTTCGGCGCACACATCCCCCAGGGCACCCTGGTCGTCATGCCAGCCGAAGCCCCGCAACCACAACGTCAAACGGTGAACCTATGGGACTGATCTACCTCGCCCTCTACAAAGGCAAAGGCAAGCTGTTCAACCGCCTGATCAGCCTGTGGACGCGCTCCAAATACAGCCACTGCGAGCTGGTCATGCCCGACGGGCGCTGGCTGTCGGCCTCGGCCATGGATGGCGGCGTGCGCGCCAAGCGCATCGAACACGACATCGAGCACTGGGACTTGATCCCCCTGCCCTGGGCCAGTCAGGGGTTTATCGACGCCCTCTTCAAGCATCACGCCAACAAGGGCTACGACTGGCTCGGCATCTTCCTCAGCCAGTTGCTGCCCATGGCGATCGACAACCGCCAGCGCATGTTTTGCAGCGAGTTCTGCGCCGCGGCCCTGCGCTTCGACGCCCCGCAGCGCTATAGCCCCGCGCTGCTAGCTGACGTGGTCAACCGCATCAACTGCCTGCCGTTCGTGCAACTGGCCCACCAGGTGAACGAAGGCAGCGCCTGGATGGGCATCGACCTGGCTAACGGACCCGACCACACAGCAAGGAAGCACCATGGCTGAGCCAACCAGCACCACCGTAATCGTCGCCACCGCCACCGCCGGCGTAGGCCTCGCCACGTTCATGCCCAGCCTGGATGGCAATGCCCTGTTCGGCGCCATCATCGGCGCCGCTCTGATCGCCCTCAACCAGAAAGACCTCAAGGCCTGGCAGCGCCTGCTGGGCCTGCTGGTGTCGGTCGGTGCGGGCTACGTCAGCGCCGGCGAGATCGTCGCGCAAACCGTCATCACCCAAACCGGCCCCGGCGGATTCGTCGGCGCCATCATCGTCGTGCCTATTGCCCTCAAGGTGCTGGCGGTGATCGAGAAGCTGGAGCTGGCGGACGTCAAAGCCTTCCTGCAAGGCATGCTCCCCGCCTGGCTCAAGAGCGGCAAAGGAGATGGATCATGATCAGCATCCTGCCCCACCTGGTACAGCTGGCCGCCGCCATCGCCTATCTCGCCTCCGGGCTGCGCCTGCTGTGCTTCCAGCGCAACGGCGCCCGCTACCGCCGCGGCATCTCGCTGCTGGCTTGCCTGCTAATCGCCGCTTTGCTCTGCGCCGGCCTCGAAGTCCTGCTCTACCAGCGCCCCGTCAGCCCCTGGCAAGCGGCCATCGCCGTCCTGCTGTGCATCCTGATCTATCGCTCACGCGGCAACCTTGCCGCCCTGCTGAGGCCAAGCAAATGACCACACTCCGTAACGGCGACCGCTCGCAAGCCGTCCTCATGCTGCAAAAAAGCCTCAACCAGCGCGGCGCCACCTTGTTCGCCGACGGCCACTTCGGCGCCGCTACCGAGGCCGCCGTGCGTGCTTACCAGCTCAAGGTTGGCCTGGTGGCCGATGGCATCGCCGGCCCCAAAACCCAAGCCGCCATAGCCGGCGCCGACTGTGCCCGCTTGCTCAGCAACGCCACCCTGGTGGCCGCCGCCGAGCGCCTGGGCGTCGAGCTGGCCGCCGTGTATGCCGTCAACGAGGTGGAAAGCCTCGGCGAAGGCTTCCTCAGCAACCACAAGCCCAAGATTCTGTACGAGCGCCACGTCATGCACCGCCGCCTGCGCGAACCGCGCCACGCGGATGACGATATCGCCGCCCTGCAGGCCCACGCCGACGAACTGGCCGCCCTGCATCCCAACCTGGTCAACACCCGCCCCGGTGGCTACGCCGGCGGCACCGCCGAGCACCAACGCCTGGCCCAGGCCCGCATGCTGGATGCCACCAGCGCCGCCGAGTCCGCCAGCTGGGGCGCCTTCCAGATCATGGGCTACCACTGGCAAACCCTCGGCTACGCCAGCGTCGAGGCCTTTGTCGCGTCCATGAGCCAGGACGAAAACCAGCAATTCGAGGCCTTCGTGCGCTTTATCGAGGCCGACCCGGCACTGCACAAAGCCCTCAAGGGCAAGAAGTGGGCGCAATTCGCCAAGGCCTACAACGGCCCCGACTACGCCCGCAACCTGTACGACACCAAGCTCGAACGCGCTTTCCAACGCCATGCCGACTGCGGCTGTGGGCACAAGGTGGCGGCATGATAGACATCGACCAGGTGCGCAAGCTCGACCTGCACGACGGCGCCGTGTTCACCGTTCCCGCAGACACCTCTTTCGAAGCGGCTCAGCAGCTAGGCAAGGCCATGCACCTGGTCAGCGGTGCCAACTGCCTGGTCATCATCGGTGAGCTGAAGGACGTCAGCTGCTCACAGATGAACGCCGCCGGCTGGTACCGCGCATGACCCCCCTGCGCCAGTTCGGTTACGGCGCCGCCCTGCTCGGCGCCATGGCGCTGCTGTTCTGGGGCCAGTACCAGCAAGGCCAGGCCGTGGCCGCCCGCGAAACCCTGGCCAGCGAACGCCAGCAGCAGGCAGAGCAGCGCATCGAGCGCCAGGCCACCACCATCACCACCCTCAACAACACCCTGCAGGACGAACGCCAGGCCCAAACCGGCCTGCGCACGACGCAAAACCAGCTACGCCTTGGCCTGGCCAAGCGCGAACAACAGATCGAGGTGCTCAAGCGTGAAAATTCTGATCTTAGGCAGTGGGCTGCTCAGCCTTTGCCTGCTGCAGCTCGGCGGCTGCGCGCGCGTCCAGCCATCACCGGAGCAGACGCTTATCGAGACTGGCTGTCCGGCCGTGGTGCCCTGCAGCCTGGCCCCAGTCAGCCCAGCCAATAACGGCGACCTGCTCACCGACCAGGAGCGCATCGAGGCCGCCTGGGCCGAATGCGCCGCCCAGGTCGACATGATCCACCAGTCACAACAGCCGAGGGCTGACCCGTGAACAAACCCGAATCCCTACGCACCCACCTGCTGGCGGCCATCGCGGAACTCAAGCACAACCCCGAACGCCTGATCATCTTTATCGACAACGGCAACGTGCGCTGCACCGCCGCCGTTAGCCTGTCGTTTGAGTATGTCTATGACCTGCAGATCATCCTCACCGACTACGCCGGCCACCCGGATGCCGTCATGTTGCCGCTGCTCGGCTGGCTGCGCGTCAACCAATCCGAACTGCTGGCCAACCTCACCAAGTCCGCCGAAGGCATCAAGTTCGAGGTCGACGTGCTGGCCAACGACAAGGTCGACATGGCCATTACCCTGCCGCTGACCGAGCGCGTGGTCGTGCGCAGGCAGGAGAACGGCACCTACGACCTAAGCCACCCGGCCGAGCCGCAGTACACCGAGCAGATCGCCATCGACGGCGACATCGAGGTCTACGCCGACGGCCTGCTGCTCACCAGCTGGCCAGCGCCCAAGCCGGTCGATGTCCTGACCCTGGAAACACCACACCCAGCAGGCCCAGCCCATGGCTGACATGCACGACGACCTGGCCAATTGGCTAACGCCCCTGCTCAGCCGTTTGAACCCAGCCGAGCGTGGCAAGCTGGCCCGCACCGTGGCCCAGCAACTGCGCCGCAGCCAGCAACAGCGCATCGTCGCCCAGCGCAACCCGGACGGCACCGCCTTCGCCCCGCGCAAACCGCGTGACCTGCGCGGCAAGCAGGGCCGCATCAAGAGCAAGGCCAAAATGTTCACCAAACTGCGCACCGTCCGCTACGTCAAAGCCAGCGGCAACGCAGCGGCAGCCACGGTCGGCTTTGCCGGGCGCATCAGCCGCATCGCCCGCGTGCACCAGTACGGCCTGCGCGACCGGGCCGAACGCGGCGCCCCCGACGTGCAATATGCCGCCCGTGAACTGCTCGGCCTCACCGACACCGAGCGGGACTTTATCCGCGACCAGGTGCTGCAACACCTCACCACCGGGTAACGCGCTGTAGACCCCGCCGCTACAGGGCGCCACGGCTGCGCCCCTCGCGCGAGGCCGCCACCATAGCTGCATGAACGATCTCGCCACCCTCGCCCGCCTGCTGGAAAACCTCATCCGCTTCGGCACCATCGCCGAAGTGGACGAAGCCGCCGCGCGCGTCAAGGTCACTACCGGCAAACTCACCACCGCCTGGCTGCCCTGGATCGCGCCGCGGGCCGGCGCCGACCGTGAGTGGAACCCACCGACCGAGGGCGAACAGGTCATCCTGCTCAGCCCATCCGGCCAGTTGGCCAACGGCGTGGCCATCACCGGCCTGTTTTCCGACCTGATCCCCGCCAACGGCGACCGCCCAGGCTTGCACCGCCGCACCTACCGCGACGGCGCCGTGATCGAATACGACAGCATCGCCAAACGCCTGCGCGCCATCCTCCCCGAGGGTGGCATCACCGACCTGGTCAGCACCGGCGGCATCTACATCACCGGGCCGATCACCCACCAGGGCGACTACACCCAAACCGGCAACCAGACCGTCACCGGCAAAGTAACCGTCAGCCAAGACGTGATCGCCGCCGGCATCAGCCTGAAAAATCACAAAACCACCGGCGTCCAACGCGGCGGACAAGTGTCGGACGGCCCGCAATGAACCGCCAAACCGGCTCAGCCATCACCACGCTCGAGCATATCCGCCAGTCGATGGCCGACATCCTCACCACCCGCATCGGTTCGCGCGTTATGCGCCGTGAATACGGCAGCCAGTTGGTGGACCTGATCGACCAGCCCGGCAACCAAGCCAACCGCCTACGCGCCTATGCCGCCATCACCATGAGCCTCATGCGCTGGGAGCCCCGCGTGCGCATCAGCCGCGTGCAACTCACCAACGCCACCCTGGCCGGCCAGCACGAACTGACCGTCGACACCACCATCATCGACAGCAACGAGCAACAGAGCATCAGCATCCCGCTCAGCCTGGGGGCCGCCGCATGAGTGTATGGACGCCCATCGACCTCGCCGCCCTGCCTGACCCGCAAGTGGTCGAGCAGCTCGACTTCGAACAGATCCTCGCCGAGCGCAAGGTCTACGCAATCAGCCTGTGGCCGGCCGCGGAACAGGCAGAAATTGCCGCCCGCCTGGGCCTGGAGTCCGAGCCCTTGACCAAGCTGCTCGAGGAAAACGCCTACCGCGAGCTGCTGCTGCGCCAGCGCGTCAACGAAGCGGCCCTCGCCACCCTGCTGGCCAAGGCCAAAGGCCCGGACCTTGATCAGCTAGCCGCCAACTACGACGTGCAACGCCTGGTCATCACCCCGGCTACCGATGACACCGAAGCGGTCATGGAGAGCGACGACGCCCTGCGTGAGCGCGCCCAAATGGCCTTCGAAGGCCTCAGCACTGCCGGCCCTCGCAACAGCTACATATTCCACGCCCGCAGCGCCTCCGGTCTGATTGGCGATGCAACCGCCGAAAGCCCAAGCCCCGCGGTGGTTGTCGTAACCATTCAAGCCCTGCAGGGCAACGGCAGCGCGAGCCAAGCGCTGCTCGATATCGCCACCGCCTACCTGTCAGACGATGACCGCCGCCCGGTAGCTGATCGCCTCACCGTGCAGAGCGCCACAATCATCCCGTACAGCGTCACCGCCGTGCTGCACCTGTCCACCACCGGACCAGAGGCCGAACCCATCCGCCTCGCCGCCGAAGCCCAGCTCGACGCCCTGGTCAACGCCCGTCGCCGATTGGGTGTCGAGGTTTCCGCCTCCGCCATCTACGCCGCCCTGCATGTGGAAGGCGTGCGCAAGGTGGCGCTGGTTGGTTGGGCGGATATCACCCCGACCGCCGCCCAGGCCGCCTACTGCACCGCCACCAACATTACCGTCGCGGGGCCAGCATGACCCGCCCCCTGCTGCCATCCAACGCCACCCCGCTGGAGCGGCTGGCGACGGAGGCGATGGCGCAGATCCAGCGCGTGCCGATCCCGATCCGCGACCTGCACAACCCAGACCTCTGCCCCGTTGCCCTGCTGCCCTACCTCGCCTGGGCCTACAGCGTCGACCGCTGGGACTCGAACTGGCCGGAATCCACCAAGCGCGGCGTTATCCGCGCGGCCTACTTCGTCCACGCCCACAAAGGCACCATCGGCGCCCTACGCCGGGTGGTCGAGCCATTGGGCTACCTGATTGAAGTCCTGGAATGGTGGGAAACCGTTCCGGAGGGCGTGCCCGGCACCTTCGCCCTGCTCGTCGGCGTACTCGACACCGGCATCAGCGAGGAAATGTACCTGGAGCTGGAACGCCTGATCGACGACGCCAAGCCCGTCAGCCGACACCTCACCGGCCTCGCCATCAGCCTGGAAACCAGCGGCTACCTGCGCCCTGGCGTCAGCCTCTACGAAGGCGACGAACTCACCGTTTACCCACCGTTACTGCACGACATCGAGGTCACCGGCCGCATCGGTGCCACCGGCCGCGAACATTCAATCGACACCATGGACGTCTACCCATGACAGACCAGAACAGCCAGTTTTTTGCCATGCTCACCGCCGTGGGCGAAGCCAAGCAGGCCAACGCCGACGCGCTCGGCATCGCCTGGAAAATCACCCAGATGGGCGTGGGCGATGCCAATGGCACCGAACCCATCCCCAACCGCCTGCAAACGACGTTGCTCAATGAGCGCCGGCGTGCACCGCTCAACCAGCTCAAGGTCGACCCAAACAACGCCTCGATCCTGATCGCCGAGCAAGTAATCCCCGAGGATGTCGGTGGCTGGTGGATTCGTGAAATCGGTCTGTACGACGAAGCGGGCGACCTGGTTGCCATCGCCAACTGCGCGCCCAGCTTCAAGCCGCAACTGTCGCAAGGATCAGGCCGCACCCAGGTGGTGCGGATGAACTTCATCGTCAGCAGCGCGGCAAACGTCGAGCTGAAGATCGACCCCAGCGTGGTGCTGGCCACCCGCAAATACGTTGACGATGAACTGGCTAAGCTCGACCACAAGCAGTCGGTGCGTTACGCGACCACCGCCGCGATCGCACTGGCTGGCCTGGCTGTACAGGCGGGCGGCGATTGGGCGGCCGCGCTAACTGCTGGCGACCGCGTACTGGTCAAGAACCAAGCCGCCGGCAAGGACAACGGCCTCTATGCCGTTGCCGCCGGTGCCTGGTTGCGCGTTGCGGATGCAGATGGCTCGCCCGAGGTCACCTCGGGGCTGGTGGTGGCCGTCGAGCAGGGCGCGACCCTGGCCGATACCCGCTGGCAGTTGGTGACCGATGGCGCGATTGTGCTTGGCACCACGGCGCTGGTTTTTCAGAATGTGACGCAGGGTTTTGCACCGCTGGCCTCTCCTGCGCTGACTGGTAATCCGACCGCACCAACTCCGGCGCAGTTCGACAATGACAGCAGCATCGCCACGACTGAGTTTGTGCAGCGGGCGCTTGGTTCATACAACGGCTACACCGGTATTTCCGTAAGCCGATCACTGCTGCCCAGTGATATTGGCAAGGCTGTTTTTGTCGCGAGTGGTGGCTGGCAGATAACAGCACCTACGCCAATTTCGATGGGTGTTCCAATTGGAGCAGCAGTTACATTTTTCGGAACCGTAGGTACAAATTCAACCATCGTTCCAGGCCCTGGAGCTGCGATTAATACGGCGACCGGATCAATCCCAAGCGTTTCGCTTAAAACTGGGCAAAGTCTCACGCTTGTTGCGCTAACCAACTCGCTTTGGCAGGTGCTTAACTCTACAGCCACGTTGGGCGAAAACGAGTCTTTCGCCGCCTCCCTTGCCGCCAACGGCTACCAGAGACTGCCGAGCGGGCTGATTATGCAGTGGGGGCTTACGGGGGCCGGATCTCCAAACGTGCCCGCCACAGTAACATTTCCTATCGCATTCCCAGGTGTTTGCAAGTCTATCCAGCTGACCTATGTGGACGGCGCGTTCTCGCAGCCTGCAACACGAGGAGCACCTGTGCAAGTCGGCAGCTTCGGCGCTTCCTCATTTCAATATTCGCACTCTGGTGCTTCAAGCGCAGCTCAACATTTCTGGTTTGCCCTCGGCAACTAAGGAGAAATTATGTTTTATTCCGCCGAAAGAAATACTTGGTTTGACCCTGAATGGCGTGGTGAATATGAAGCCCGCGGCGGTTGGCCTAGCGATGCAACGGAATATCCGCGAGAGGTCTTTGATGCTGTGGTGTCAAATCGCCAGGCCGACAAGGTCATGGTGCCTGACGAAAGCGGCCACCCGGTGCTGGTCGATCTGCCGCCGCTTCCTGTAACAGCAGCAAACCTCTGCGCTCAAATCGACACCGCCGCCGACGCCGCTCGCAGCGCAGTCGCCGGCGACCCCCTGCGCGCAGTCGAATACGACCGTGCAGCCGCCGAGGCACAGGCCTTCAAGGATGCTGGCTATCCTGCCGACGCGGTACCGCGCACCGTCGCCGCCTGGGCCATTGGTGGCCGCACCGCTCAGCAGGCGGCGGACAACATCCTGCTTGAGTCGGCGGCTTACACCGAGGCGCTCTACCAGATCCGCGAAGCGCGGTTGGGGGCCAAGGAACTGGTGCGCCAGGCCATGGCCGCGGGCAACGTGGACCAGGCCCAGGACATCGCCGCCGAAACCATTGCCGCCATCGAGTCATCCATCGCCGGCATCGGCAACAACGCCTAACCATCCCGCGCATCGCCTCACAATGGTCAAAAAGCCCCGCCAGTCGGGGCTTTTTGTTGCCCCGTGCTGTAACGCCAGCCCCTACAACCTCCGCTGCTCGCCCCAGCACCGCGCGCGCGGCAGCCTGTGCACTCTGATTCCACAACTGCGCAGGCAACCACCATGCCCGACTACCTTCACGGCGTCCGCGTCCTCGAAATCAACGAGGGCACCCGCCCGATTCGCACCGTTTCCACCGCCGTCGTCGGCCTGGTTGCCACCGCTCCCGATGCTGACCCGCTAGTGTTCCCGCTCGACACCCCGGTACTGATCACCAACGTGCAAGCCGCCATCGGCAAGGCCGGTGTGCTCGGTACGCTGGCGGCCAGCCTGCAGGCCATTGCCGACCAGACCAAGCCGTTCACCATCGTCGTGCGCGTAGCGGTCGGCGCCGGCGCAGATCCGGAGGCCATCGAGGCCGCCACCGTCTCCAACCTGATCGGCACCACCACCGCCGAGGGCAAATACACTGGCATGAAAGCCCTGCTCGCCGCCAAGGGTAAGCTCGGCATGGTGCCGCGCATCCTCGGCGTGCCAGGGCTGGACAGCCTGCCAGTGGCCACCGCCCTGGCCAGCATCGCCAAGCAACTGCGCGCCTTCGCCTACGTCAGCGGCCACGGCTGCAAAACCAAGGAAGAGGCCGTCGCCTACCGCGACAACTTCGGCGACCGCGAAGTCATGGTCATCTGGCCGAGCTTTGAGCGCTGGGACACCACCGCCAACGCCACCAAAGTGGCCCCTGCTGTGGCTGTGGCGCTTGGCCTGCGCGCCAAGATCGACCAGGACATTGGCTGGCATAAAACCCTGTCCAACGTCGCGGTGTCTGGCGTCACCGGCATCAGCGCCGACGTGTTCTGGGATCTGCAAAACCCGGCCACCGACGCCAACTACCTCAACGCCAACGAGGTCACCACGCTCATCCAGGAGAGCGGGTTCCGCTTCTGGGGCTCGCGCACCTGCACCGAAGATCCGCTGTTTGCCTTCGAGAACTACACCCGCACCGCCCAGGTGCTGGCTGACACCATGGCCGAGGCGCACTTCTGGGCGGTCGACAAGCCCATGCACCCCAGCCTGGTGCGCGACATCATCGAGGGCATCAACGCCAAGTTCCGCGAGCTGAAAGCCCAGGGCTACATCATCGACGGTCAGTGCTGGTACGACGAAGCCGCCAACGACGCCACCACCCTCAAGGCCGGCAAGTTGTTCATCGACTACGACTACACCCCCGTGCCGCCGCTGGAAGACCTCACCCTGCGCCAGCGCATCACCGACCGTTACCTGGTCGACTTCGCCGCCAAGATCAACGCCTAACCCAGTGCCGCGCGGCCAAGGCCGCGCCGTAGGAGATCGCCACCATGGCCATGCCCCGCAAGCTCAAGAACATGAACACCTTCAACGACGGCGTCAGCTACGCCGGCCTTGCCAAGTCCTGCACCCTGCCGCCGCTGGCCCGCAAGATGGAAGCCTTCCGCGGCGCCGGCATGAACGGCCCGGTCAAGGCCGACCTCGGCATGAGCGACGACGGCCTGCAGTTCGAGTGGACCCTCGGCGGCCTCGACCTGACCGCACTCAAGCAGTTCGGCGCTATCAAGGCCGACGGCGTGATGCTGCGCTTCGCCGGCGCCTACCAGCAGGACGACACCGGCGAAGTGGTATCCGTTGAGATCGTTGTGCGTGGCCGCCACGAAACCATCGACATGGGCGAAGCAGCACCCGGTGAAGACACCGAGCACAAGATCACCACCACCTGCACCTACTACAAGCTGATCGTGAACGGTGAAGAGATCATCGAAATCGACCTGCTCAACTTCATCGAGAAGGTCAACGGCGTCGACCTGCTCGAAGCCCAGCGCAAAGCCATCGGCCTGTAACCCTTGGCACGTAACGGCCACACCCCGCCGGCACGTATGCCGGCCCCCATCGCAGCAAAGGAGTACACCGTGAAAACGCCCGATACCGAAACCACCACCAAAGCCAGCACCGACACGGCCTATCAAGCCGAGCCAGTGAAAAACCCCAACGAAGCCACCGTCGAGCTGGACTCCCCCATCGTGCGCGGTGCAACCACCTACAAATCGCTGCACCTGCGCAAACCGATGTCGGGCGAGCTGCGCGGTGTGTCCCTGTCTGACGTACTCAACCTGGACGTCAACGCCCTGCGCAAAGTCCTGCCACGCATCACCACCCCAACCCTCACCGATGAGGAAGTGGGCCGCATGGACCCCGCCGACCTGGTTGAAGTCGGCTCCACGGTGGCAGGTTTTTTGTTGAGGAAGTCGGTGAAGGCGGAAGCATTCCTCGCAGCGTAGAAGACGCCATGGCCGATCTGGCCGTGGTATTCCACTGGGCTCCGGCGGACATGGACCGCCTGAGCATCACAGAACTGATGGACTGGCGCGAACGGGCGCGGTTACGGAGCCAGGTCGATGGCAGCTGACAAACTGCAACTACAGGTCATCCTCTCGGCCCTGGACAAAGTAACCGCCCCACTCAAGCGCATGCAGGGTGGCAGCATCGGCGCTGCCAAAGCTCTGAAAGAAACCCGCGACCGCCTCAAAGAGCTCAACACCCAGCAGAAAGACGTCAGCGCCTGGCGTGCCCAGCGCGCGGCTGCTGAACAAACCGAACAAGCCCTGGGCGCAGCGCGCGACAAAGTAAAAGCTCTCAGCCAGCAATTTGTCGGCTCCTCAGCCGAGCTCAAAAAACGCAACCGTGACATGAGGGCCGCCATCCGCGAAGCCACAGCCCTCAAACAAGCCCACAGCGCCCAGCAAGTGCAACTGCAGGGCCTACGCGGCAAGCTCAATGCCGCCGGCATCAGCACCCGCAACCTCAGCCAGGGCGAGCGGGATCTAAAAGCCAAAATCGCCGCCACCACCAGCGCCATCAGCCAGCAGGAAGACCGCCTCAAGCGCCTCACCGTACAGCAGAAGCGCCTGGCCGCGGCCAAGGCTCAGTACCAGGGTGCCCAGGGCATGGCCGGCAACATGGCCGCCACTGGCGCCAGCTCGGTCGCTGCCGGGGTCGCTGTCGGTGCGCCAGTGCTCGGTGCCGTCAAGAGCTACATGGCCTTCGAGGACTCCATGCTCGGCGTCGCCAAGCAGGTCGAAGGCGCACGGGATGCCAATGGCCAGCTGACCGCGACCTACTACGAGATGGGCGATGCCATTAAGGCCATGGGCGATAAAATCCCCATGGTCACCACGGACATCGCCGCCCTGGTGGAAGGCGGCGCGCGCATGGGCATCCAGGGTAAAGACAACCTGCTCGAATTCGCCCGAGTGGCCGCCAACGCTTCCACCGCTTTCGAGCTGCCTGCCGACCAGCTCGGCGAAGACCTTGCCCGCATCTCGAACCTCTACAAGCTGCCGATCAAGGACATCAACCAGCTCGGCGATGCAATCAACTACCTCGACGACAACGCCCAATCCAAGGGCGCCGACATCATCGACGTCATGCAGCGCACCGCCGGCATCACCGCATCCGTCGGCATGAGTTTCAGAGACGCCGCTGCCCTGGGCTCAACCTTTCTGACCCTGGGCGCATCGGCCGAAGACGCAGGCACCGCGACCAAAGCCATGATCCGTGAGCTGGCCATTGCCACGCAGCAGCCCAAGCGCTTTCAGAAGGGGCTGGAAGCCATCGGCCTTGAGGCTGCTGCCATTCAGTCCGGCATGGCCAAGAACGCCACCGGCACGCTGCAGCAGGTGCTGGACACCATCAACAAACTGCCTAAAGACCAGCAGCTCAGCGTGACCACCCAGTTGTTCGGCAAAGAGTTTGGCGACGACGCGGCCAAGCTGGCCAACAACATCAGCGAATACCGTCGGCAGCTGGATCTGGCCAATACCGACAAGGGCAGCGGCTCGATGCAGCGCGAGGCCGATATTCGTGCCGAGGCCATGTCCGCCCGCCTGATCACAGCCCAGAACCGCCTATTCAGCCTCAGCAGTAGCCTGGGCGAAACCCTACGGCCCACCCTCGTTGGCCTGCTGGAAGGTTCTAACAACATCGTCGCCAGCATCAGCACCTGGGTGAAGGCAAACCCCGAGCTGGCCGGGCAGATCATCAAAACCGCCGCCGGTGTTGCCGCCCTGGCAGTGGGTTTCGGCACCATCACCCTCGGCCTGGCGTCCATCCTTGGCCCGTTCGCCATGTTCCGCTACGGCATGGCGCTGCTCGGCATCAAGAGCGCTGGCTTGATCCCAATGCTGCTCAAACTGGGCAGCTTCGCCCTGCCCCTGGTGGCCCAGGGCATCATGTGGATCGGCCGCGCGATGCTGATGAACCCCATCGGCCTGGCCGTCACCGCCATCGCTGCAGCGGCCTACCTGATCTACAAAAACTGGGAGCCGATCAAAGCCTTCTTCCTCGGCATCTGGGCCGAGATCAAAGCCGGCTTCGACGGTGGCCTGGGTGGCATCGCCCAACTGATCCTCAACTTCAGTCCCATTGGCCTGTTCTACCGCGCCTTCGCGGCCGTGATGAACTACTTCGGCATCGACATGCCCGGCAAATTCACCGAGTTCGGCAGCATGCTCATGCAGGGCATGGTCAACGGCATCACCGCGGGCCTGGGGCGCGTCAAAGACGCCATCACCGGCGCCGGTGAAAGCTCCATCAACTGGTTCAAGGAAAAACTCGGCATCCACAGCCCATCCCGCGTATTCGCCGGGCTGGGCGGCTTCACCATGGCCGGGCTCGCCCAGGGCTTGGCCGGTGGCGAAGGTGACGTGCTCAAGCAAATCGCCGGTACCGCCAAGCGCCTGACCGACTCCGGCGCCGCCCTGTTCGGCATGGATGGCAGCGGCATCAGCGTGGACAACCGCGCGCCGATCAGTGCCCGCAGCAGTGCCACGCCGCAGGTCGCCGGCGGGCCGATATCCATCAACATCTACGCAGCACCAGGCATGGATGCCGCCGCCATCGGCCGCGAAGTACAGCGCCAACTAGCCGCCGCCCAGAACCAACAGCAGGCACGCAACCGCGGGCGCCTGTCCGACCAGGATTAACCAGGAGTACTCGCCATGATGATGGCCCTCGGCATGTTCATCTTTAGCCTGCCCACCCTGGCCTACCAGGAGCTGCAACGGCAAACCGACTGGCGTCACCCCAGCAGCAGCCGCGTGGGCACCAACCCGGCCCGCCAGTTTGCTGGCCGTGGTGATGACGCCATCACCCTGCCCGGTGTCGTCCTGCCCGAGCTGGCCGGCACGCCCATCAGCCTCGACGCCCTGCGCTACATGGCCGACACCGGCAAGGCCTGGCCCCTGGTCGAAGGCACCGGCAGAATCCTCGGCATCTGGGTGATCGAGAGCATCACTGAAACCCGCAGCCTGTTCTTCCAGGACGGCGCCGCCCGGCGCATTGAGTTCAGCATCAAGCTCACCCGCATCGATGACGGCAAGATCGACATGCTCGGCGCCGCCACCAGTACCGGCGTCGACATCCTGCGGGGGCTGCTGTGATCGAGGCCGCCCTAAGCAAGGTCATCGGCTTCATTGGCGATGCCGGCAAGCGCCTCCTGGGCGACAACGACTACCCGGTGCCCATCTACCGCATCACCGTGGCGGGTGTCGATATCGCCCACCTCATCAGCCCGCGACTGATCAGCCTCAACCTCACCGACAACCGCGGCATCGAGGCCGACACGCTCGACATCAGCCTCAGCGACCATGACGGCCTGCTCAACATTCCGCCCAAGGGCGTCGAGCTGCGCCTGTGGCTGGGCTGGAGCAACACTGGCCTGGTGTTCAAAGGCACCTTCACCGCCGACGAAGCCGAGCACAGTGGTGCGCCCGACGTGCTCAACATCCGCGCCCGCAGCGCGGACCTGCGCAAGCAACTGAAAACCAAACGCGAAGGCAGCTGGAGCAACACCACACTGGCCACCGTGCTGCAGGTGCTGGCCGGCCGCAACAACCTCAAGCCGATGATCAACGCCGCCCTGGGCGCCCTGCCCATTCTCCAGCTCGACCAGGCCAACGAATCCGACGCCAACCTGCTCACCCGCCTGGGCGAAGAGTTCGACGCCGTGGCCACCGTCAAGGCCGGCTGCCTGCTGTGCCTGCCCGCCAGTGGCGGCAAAACCGTGAGCGGCGCCGCCCTGCCCCACATCATCCTCACCAGGGCCGATGGCGATGGCCACCGCTACCTGCTGGCCGACCGCGACAGCTACGACGGCGTGCGCGCCTACTACTACGACGTCAACAGCGCCAAAAAGCAGGAGGCCATCGCCGGCGGCGGCGACAACCTCAAAGACCTGCGCCACACCTACAGCGACCAGCAGTCAGCCCTGCGCGCAGCCCGTGCCGAGTGGAACCGCCTGCAACGCGGCAGCGCCACCCTCAGCTACAGCCTGGCTAAAGGGCGCGCGGACCTGCTGCCGGAAATGACCTACACCCTGGCCGGGGTCAAAGCGGAAATCGACGCCATCATCTGGCACGGCGGCAACGTGCAGCACAGCCTCACCGACGGCGGCTACACCACCAGCCTGGAGCTGGAGAGCAAACTGCCCGAAGACACCCTCGGCGACCTGTACGAAGAAGGCACCGGCGACTACACCGGCATCATTGCCTACTACCGCGACGCCAAAACCGGTACCGAGAAAACCATCACCGCCGGCGATCAGGCCAAGCCCCGGCGCCTGCGCTACCTCTACAGCGAGAAGGCCACGGCCAAGCGGGCAGTGGATCGGGAGTGGGCAAAAATGCAGGAAACCAAGCAGTAAGGATTTAGAGCGGGTCGCCAATCAATACCGCCTTGCCGGTGTCACCCTCACAACCCGTGGACGGGCGCCAATGCAAGGTAGCCGCTTGGTCCTGCAGATTGATCAGCAGTTGCCGGTCAAGGCACTCGGCCATCGCTTTGGGGGCCACCGCTTCAACACGCTGCTCGGTCCAGGCGGTTACCTGGTAGTCGAACACTTGAGCCTCCAAGTCCTGCCCAGCGTCATGCTTGAAAATCGTGGCATAAGCCTCTGTGCAGCTACCACGCGCGCGGTTGCAGCGGATCTCCACGGCATTGGTGCCAGGTGCGACGTAACCGGATTGAGTTTTCCAACCACCCCACACCAACAGTTCATCCGCCTCATGGACAACGCGCAGAGGTGGAATGGTGACTGAGCTGGATTCGGCAGGAGCAGGATGGTGAAACCAAAGTACCGTGTAGCCGGTGACTAGCGCGGTCGCAAGGCAAACGATGAGGTGGTTGAGGTAACGCATACTCGGTTCCTTATGAGTGATAGCCGTCCTGGCTCGATTGAGTGTAGTGGGCGAACAGATAGGCGCCAGCAGGTGCCCTAAACGAAGCTGGCAGCAGTCGGGCGCGTACAGCCCTCAAGACGTAAAAAAGGCGCCACAGTGGCGCCTTTTCTGCCTCAACCAGGTGCTGGCACGCGGGCCAACACCTCCGCAAACCGAATCATCGCGCGACGATCCTGCTCGCTCATCCGGCGGTAGCACTCAATCAATAACTGCTCCGCACGGGTTAGGGGTTCCATCTCCGGCCGGCCAACCCAATCCACGGGTCGGCACCCATCAGCCGTTACTGCATCGGACTTCATCTGCATACTCCATTCAGGCAGGTGAAGACTGACCATACTGCTGCAGCGGATCGGTAATTTTTATATTTCGTAACTAGGCCAGACAGCTACTTCATGCGCAACAGAGAGTGCAGACGCTTAACTATCATCACTATGGTTAGAAGGAGATTAACCGAAATAATTACTGCCACAGGAGTAAAAACAACCTTCGACAAGAAAAGACCAACACTTGGCGCAGCAGCATCTTTGACAACAAAACTATCAGCAACAGAGAATGCAAAGCAGCTTGCTATCAATATCAACGAACATAGAATCGAATAGCTGATATTAAGATACAGCTCATCAAGAAGCCTTTTCTTGGCATTGTAGAACTCATCAGGAGCGCGCCCGGCCTCAACGCTCCCAACCTGCCTATCATCAAGTTTGCTTTCCTGATCATACACAAGCACAAGAACGGACAGGAGCAGCGCTGTAAATATTGCACCAAAGTTAACGAGCAACGACGCAATATCATCATTCAGATTGAAACCGGCAGAAACACAAAGCGCCCCAACAAGAACCGGAACAAAGCAAAATGTCACAAAGTCCATAATTGAAAAACGCCCATCTGTATTTCTCAGCGTGGCGAAATGTCCAAGAACTATGTCCTTTATATTGACTTTGCTGCTCATACTTTCACACCCATGCCCGGATAAATACTGGCGAGAAATTCATTAAGCAATATTGTACACCAATTATGCAGCTCTGCCATTTTAGGATTGCCAGCAATAATTGTTACTTTTTCCTCATCAACATCAATCTCACAGACTTGGCCGCTAGCAGTAGCTCCAAGTCGGAATGTGCGTTTCCTACCGCCCATCTCAACGACAGTCTTCACTTCTGCACACAGAGGCGTAAGTACTTCAATTGCTGCGCGCTGATCTGATCCTTCAGTAAAATAATCTTTCAAAGAACCGAGACCGCTTTTTCTAGGCGCTTTAATAATTACGTCCTGCTCCGCCTCGTTGTGACCGAGCTTCTTTATTTGATCCTCAATAGAACCCATGCCTTTAAACTTAACGAGTTTAATTTCCTTAGCCACAGCCTTTTGCCATTCGCTAAACGCTTTCTCATAGGCCAATGGGTGCATCTGCAAAACACGCTTCGTCTTTAGCGCAAATTCTTCGCGCAGCAATTCGTAAAGCAGCGTTTTAATACCAACATTTTTTTGGTTATGAAGAAGCACTACGCCTTCGTTCATCTTCTCCGGCACATAAAATCTAACATAATGACCAAGAACCTCGGCGTTTTTCTCAAGCCGCTTAAAATCAACATTACCCGTATCAACATTAACTATGTCAGTTCTTGAGCCGTACGCCCCAGACTTTATAATTCCACGAAACTCACGCTTAGCGTCATCAAAGGTAAAATTCATAAAGCAATAAATCTGCTTGCTTTCCTCGATATTATGGTACTTAGCACCTTTCGACTGGATGAAATCCTTAAATATCTTGTATGTATCGAATGCACCAATTGCCCCAAGCGGAGAATAGGAGTCCTCAGTTTTCTTCCCTTTTTTCAGGGGGTCATGACATCTGATTGTATATGGCGAAATGGTATTCAATTGACACACCAAATAAGGTTATTGTTCACCGCTTCTTTTCGCAGAAGCTTGCCCAGTAATAAGAAACATCACATCCACATCCGAGCGCACAAACAGCGCCTGTAAATAATCAACGGGAATTGGCTTAGTGCCGGCCTCGTAATGTTTCTGGGTGCCTTCCACTCGGCCAGTCAGATGCGCCAGGTCATGCACTTGCAGACCAAGCCGCTCGCGCTCGATACGCAGGCGGGCGCCGAAGGCTTGATCGTCGTCGAGGTGGTGCATGGCAGCTCCTTTTAGCTGTAATTCCTGACCCATTTTTTGGCAGCCAATAGCTCGCCTGTATCTAGATCAAGCACATCCCCAATCACCCGATCGACACGAAAAGTGCGCTCAGCATGCTTGTCGTGACACTCGCCTTTGATATAGGCAGCAGAGACAGAGTGGACGGTCACAGTGCGGGCTGTTATTTCGCCCTCTGCGTCCTGATAGGTGAACTGCACGTCAGCAATGCGCCAGCCGTTACGGATTGCACGTGTCGGTGCTGGTTTGCTGGCCTGAGGTTCTGGCTTGATGGCGGGACGGGCGTCTGGCTTTGCTGGCTTGAGGCCCAATGCCTTGCGCTGAGCTTTAGAAAGCGGTGCCGGTCGGTGACCTGCTGCTACATCCAGCTTGCGCTGCACAGCAGCGGCTTGTGCCTTGGTCCGGCGCACCAACATCACGAAACCAACAACAATGGCTGCAAGCACCAGCAGCTCAACAAATGCATCCATGCAAAAAATCTCAGTTAGTCGTTGTTGCTATCCGAGCTGGCTGCCAGCGCTGAGGTGAGGCGCCGCACGGCGGCCCGATCTGAATCCGACAGCGCCCGGTAGCAACCAACAATCTCTGCCTCATCAGCACTGATGCTGCTGGCTTCAACCTGCGACTTGGCACCAGTCAAAACAAAGTGCACATCGACGCCCATGCCCTGCAATGCGCATAGGTAACGGGTATCTGGCGCACTGGATTCCAGCTCATACGCCTTTTGAGTGCCACGGCTAACACCGGCAGCAACACCAAAATCGGTCTGATTTATGGCCAGCCGATCCCGCTCCTCTCTGAGGCGTTCACCTATTCCGGGCGCAATGAGCATTTTTTTGATCAAAATAATTTGACTTGAACAGAAATCTGGCCAAGAATCCTTTCCGTCGAACACGATTAAACACGGACAAACACTATGCATGCCCTTCTTACTCCTGAGCAAGCCCGCGCGGATCTTGACCGCAAAGGTAAAAGCATCGCCGAGTTCAGCCGCGAGAATGGCTTGAACAAAAATTTGGTCAGCGACTTGTTGAATGGCCGCAAAAAAGGCCGTCGTGGTGAAGCGCACAAGGCGGCCGTCCTGCTCGGCATTAAAGAAGGCGTGGTTGCACAGTAGTGCGGCCTGGTACAGGGGAAAACCAGAAGATGAAACGTCCAATTCTAGAAACCCGCCGCCAGGTCATGAGCGCCGTGGTGGCTGCCTACCCAGGCGGCCGTGACTGCGCCGCCGCCCGCTTGGGCTTCCCGGTGAAGAAGCTCGACAACCACCTCTACGAAAACGCCGGCAGCCAGCCGCTCACCGACGACCAGCTGCACCGCCTGGAAGAGCAAGCCGGCACCACCCACCTACCGGACTACATCTGCGCCATGTACGGCGGCGTGTTTGTGGCCATGCCCACGGCGGATGCCCTGGACAACGTCGACCTCTACACCCGCTCGCTGGATACCGACGTGAAAGAAGGCCGGGTGGACCAGATGATTGCCAACGCCCTGAAAGACGGCCACATCGATGAGGCCGAGCTGGCCAAGATCATCAGCGCCCACCGCGCCCACATCGCCGCCCGCCACTGTGAAGTGACCGCCGTGATCACCCTGCACACAGAGGCCACCCAATGAGCGTGTACAAGCTGGTTTGCCCAGCCTGCGGCAACCGCATGCGCATCCGTAACAGCGAAGGCCAGACGCCGGTGTTCCGCAGCATGTACGCCCAGTGCATGCACATCCCCTGCGGCGCGACGTTCAGCGGCTCGCTCAGCTGGGACTACACCCTGAGCCCCTCCGGCATGGAGCGCCCCCTGGCGGTGCTGCCACTGGCCCCAGCAGTAGCGCGCATGCAAGCCCTGCGCGAGTTCAAACCCAAAACCGACCAGCTTGATTTGCTCGACTCCGTGGAGGCAACTGCATGAACACTGTGACCGACCAGGAATACCGCACCACCATGCAAGCAGCGGCGCAGACCTTCATCGAGCGCCACCAGGGCGAGCACCTCGGCGACGATCAGCTGCTGTTCACCCGCGCCGTGAACCACCTGCACAACACCCTCGACGTGCCGCAGTACATGGCCGAGAACCTGGTCGGCCTGGCCTACGGTGAGCTGCGTTCGCAAGGCCAACGCCTGCAGCTGGACGTGGGCAGCAGCAGCCACCACACCGCCATGCTCACCGACCCCGCCAGCGGCATGACCTTCGCCGTACCGGTCGCGCTGATTGTTCAGCACCTGATCGAAACACCCGCACGACGCCGACTACGCGCCGTTAGCTGACCCCCTGTTAATCAAACCCCTGATGCCCGCTTTGCGTGGGCAGGGGCAAGTTGCGCCCGATTGGTGACCCTATGAGCAATATCAACGTGACAATCCAGCTCGACCCCAAGCAGGCAGAAGCCTATCTGCGCTGGCTGGTAAGCCAATATGAGCAGGCCATGGCTGACTGCTGGTACAGCGACAAATACCGCTACGTGCCCGAAGGCTTCCGCGGCAACCGTGTGCTGCAGGACCACCCGCACATCGCCGGCATCAGCCGCTGCGCCCGCGAACTGCGCAAGCAACTCAGCCAGCTGGGGGCGCAGTCGTGAGAGCAATGGACAACAGCATCCGCAGCGAAGTACTGCGCCGCCTGGAGGGCGAGCCCTACAACCTCAAGCGCATCAACGGCACGCCCTGGATGCGCAAAGGCACCTGCCCGGCCTGCGGCAAGCGTGAGCTGTTTTCTCGCCACGACGAGCCTTGGTTCATCCGCTGTGGGCGCGAGAGTAAGTGCGGCCAGCAGTGGCACGTCAAAGAGCTTTTCGAGGATCTGTTCGACGACTGGAGCAAGCGCGCGCCGGTCACCGAAACGGCGCCCAACGCCTCGGCCGATAGCTACCTGCAGTTTGCCCGCGGCTTCGACCTGGGCCTGATCAAGGGCTGGTATAGCCAGGACAACTTCTGGAGCCGTGACATTGGCGAAGGCAGCGCCACCGTGCGCTTTGCCCTGGAGAAAGGCGGCTACTGGGAACGCCTGATCGATCGGGCGCACCGCTTCGGCAAGATGAAAGCCCGCTTCGCCCCCGGCCAATCACCGCGCGGCCACTGGTGGTGCCCGCCGAGCGTGAACCTGCTCGACGCCAAGGAAGTGTGGATCGTCGAGGGCATCTTCGACGCCATCGCCCTGGTGCACCACGGCATCGACGCCGTATCGGCCATGGGCTCTGGCTACTACCCAGAAGAGTCGCTCAAGGAACTGTCACGCCAGCGCGGCGGCAAGTTGCCAAAGCTGGTCTGGGCCCTGGACAACGAGCCAAGCGGCCACCGTTACACCCGCAAGCACGTCACCCTGGCACGTGAGCTGGGCTACACCTGCGAGGCCGCGCAGATCCCTCAGCGTGACCGCAAGGTCGACTGGAACGATCTGCACCAGCGCTGGCAGTTCATCGACAAGGCCGAAGAACGCTCCGAGCAGGTCAGCCTCGACCTGAAAGAAGCCCGCCACCAGGGCGCCCTGCTGATTGCCACCAGCGCCAGCGAAAAAGCCCTGCTCATGTACGACTGGAACAAGCGCCGCCATGAGTTCCACTTCGGCTTCGCCAACCGCCTGTACTGGTTCAAGCTCGACTTGGAGAAATACAACCGCGAAGTCCAGAACCTTGAAGGCAGCGAGGGGCACGACGACCAGTTGCTCAACGAAAGGGAAATCCGCGAGGAAGCGCTGCGCAACTGCGGCGGCGTGGTCGAGATCGCCAACTGCTACCCGCAGGCGCTGTACTTCCAGCGTAACGAGGTAACGGACGAGTCCTGGTACTACCTGCGCGTCGACTTCCCCCACGATGCACCGAGCGTGAAGAACACCTTCACCAGCGCGCACCTGTCATCGGCCAGCGAGTTTAAAAAGCGCCTGCTGGGCATGGGCGCCGGCGCCTTCTTCACCGGTACCGGCGTGCAGTTGGACAAGGTCATGAAAGACCAGACCTACGGCATCAAAACCGTGTCCACCATCGACTTCGTCGGCTACAGCAAGGAATACGGCTGCTACGTGTACGGCGACGTGGCCGTTAAAGATGGCGCAGTGATCGCGGTCAACAGCGAGGACTACTTCGAGTTCAACAAGCTGCGCCTCAAGACCCTGCAAAAGGGTGTGAGCGTGCACCTGCAGCGCGACGAAAAGGGCTACAACGACGAATGGCTCAAGCTGCTCTGGACCTGCTTTAACGCCCAGGGCGTGGTGGCGCTGGTGTTCTTCTTCGGCTCACTGTTCTGCGAGCAGATCCGCGCCCGGTACCAGTCGTTTCCCTTCCTGGAAGCCACGGGCGAGGCCGGCGCCGGTAAAACCACCCTGCTCAACCTGCTCTGGAAGCTGCTCGGCCGTGAGGGCTATGAGGGCTTCGACCCGATGAAATCCACCAAGGCAGGCCGCTCGCGTCTGATGGGCCAGGTGTCGGGCATGCCGGTGGTGTTCCTCGAGGCCGACCGCCATGGCGACGATAAGGCCCACGCCAAAACCTTCGAGTGGGACGAGCTGAAAGACTTCTTCGGCGGCGGCACCCTCGCCACCAAGGGCGTGAAAACAGCCGGCAACGAAACCTACGAGCCACCGTTTCGCGGCACCATCGCCATCAGCCAGAACGCCCCGGTGATCGCCCACGAAGCCATCATGACGCGGATCTGCAAGCTGCACTTTGTACGGCCCACCGTTACCCCGGAAAGCCGCATTGCCGCCGACCAGCTCAACTCCCTGGACGGCGCCACCCTCAGCCACTTCCTGCTGCGCGCCGTGCGCAAGGAAGCCGAGGTGCTCGCGCACTTTGCCCAGCAAATGCCGGTTTATGAGGGCCGCCTGCGCCGCCTGCACACCCACTGCATCGAGTGCGACACCGCCTACAAGGCCGACAAAGAGAATTGCCAGGGCTGCGGCAACACGCTGCGCGGCTACATCCGCGTCGAGCGGATCACCAAGAACCACGCCCAGATGCTCGCCCTGCTCGACTGCCTGCGCCTGGTGGTACCGCTCACCGACACCCAGATCAGCACCACCCAGCGCCAGATTGTGCGCATGGCCATCGAGCGCCAGGCCTCAATCAGCGCCGACCACCCAGCCGTGGCCGAGTTCTGGGAGGTGTTCGAGTACCTGGAGACGATCGGCACCGACCCGGTGGTCAACCACAGCAAAAAGCCCGACGTGATTGCCATCAACCTCAACGAGTTCTGCGAGCGCGCCGCCGAGCACCGCCAGAAGGTGGCCGACGTGGCCACCCTGCGCGACCTGCTCAAGGAAAGCCGCAGCCGCAAATTCATCGAGAGCAACAAGGGCGTGGACAGCGCCGTGCGCGCCGCCTTCAACGCCCGCAACGGCGCCCTGGCGCAACGCTGCCCAACCGTTAAGTGCTGGATTTTCAAAACCGCGTAAGGGCTGCAACCCGAGCGCATCACACCCAGAAAGGAGAAGCACCATGCAAACCCACGAACACGAACCCAGCGGCATGGAAACCATCCTCACCCTGATCGGCACCGCCGTCGCCATCGCGGCACTGCTGGTCATCGGCAACCTGGTACCCGACCTGCTGCTGTACATCGGCCGCTAACCACACCGCCCAGGCGCTGCAACGCCTGGGCAACCCGGAAAAAGGAGAAGCACCATGCTCAGCCCCAACACCCAACGTGTACTGGCCGTAATGGCCGAAGAAGATGCCAAGCGCCCCGCCATCCGCGCCGCTGGCTTGGCCGCCTTGGTGCGCCTGCTGCCCGTGGCACAACGCGATTCTGGCCAGAGCGGCGTGATCGCCCGCTTCCTGCTCAGCCTCTACAACGGCACGGCCTACCCCTTCCCGCTAACCGACCTGCGCAAGCTCGACACAGCGCTCTACCACGACTGCATCACCGTGCTGCACCTGGACGCCAGCCCCGAGCAGGAGGTGCACACCTACGTCGCCAACGGCGAGGCGATCTGGGACGGATTCAAGAAGGTTTGGCGCGCCTGGCACGCCCAATACAACTGACACCGGGACAACCGGCAAAAGAAGTGGTGCCGAGGGGCTGCAACCCCTCGACACCCACCACCCAGAAAGGAGAAGCACCATGCAAGCACATCAACCCAAGGGCAGCGACGCCGAGGCTAACACAGCCGCTGAGCTGCGACTTGTATCAGTCCAACAGCTGCAAAAGATCCACCGCGACCTGGACGCCTGCCAGAAGGTTATCTGGCTGGCCGGCTGCCGCCCGCGCGTGCCCAACGGCTTCGACCTGTCCTATGTCACCGACGCCCAGGAGCGGCTCAAGGAAATTGAGGGGCTAATGCAGCCAAAGTCCGCCGGCTGGACGCATGAGAAGCCATCACAGCCAGGAGCCTATTACGTGCGAGGTTTCCGGCTGGGTGAAGATGACTCTAGGCCTGCTCTCGTTGAGGTCGACCACTGCCAGCAGGGTCAGTTGGTTTGCAACATCCATGATGGCAACAGCAATGACGATCTACGGGAGTGGTCATATCTCGATGACTTCGCTGATCGCTTTGAATGGCTTGGCCCACTTGCACCAATCGGGGGGCTTTGATCATGAGCAGCTACTTCTACAAATCCCAATCCCTCGCCACTGTGGCCATCGTCCGCGAATACGCTGTCGCCAGAGAGGCCTTCAATGCTCAGCGGATAGCGTTGGGCAAACTGATCGGCGGGCCAGTTGCAGCCATGCGCGATATCACCAGCCACTTTGCTGGCGGCGTAAAACTCAGCGACAGCCGCGAACTGGACGTGCACTGGTGCCGTCCGGATGACCACGGATATAGATCCCTCCGCACGGCGGCAAAGCTCGCCAAGGGCACGCCAAAGGAGCAGCGCGCGGTAATCCGCGCCGAGCATGGGCGCCTGCTTTGTCTGTGGCGCGCCGCCTGCCCAAAGCGCCTGAGCACCCACGACTACTGGGACCGTCTCAATGTGAACACCGGCAACCTGCTGATGTGCGGCGGGATCAAGTTCGAGCTGGATGGTGTTGCCTACTTCCACCTGGGCTTCGACATCTTCGAGGCCGATCACCTGGCCAAAGTCGCCGCAGGCAAACCAACCTCCGGCTGGATCGATGGCGCAGTCGAGATCCTGCCCAGCGAATTCGAGGCCGCCCGCAAGAAGAAAAACGAGCAACAACAGGAGGTGGCCAGTGCTTAAGCCAACCACAACCGAACGCACCCGCCCAACACTGGCCAGCCACCGCCTCGACCTGCCCAGCCGCTGCGATATCTGCGAAAGGGCACGCTCAACCGGCAAGCACCAGGTGTGCAGCCGCATCCGTCAGCAACAAAAGGCCACCGAATGGGCGGCCCTAATGGCCGAGAAAGCCAGCGCCAAACAAGCCAAGGGGAAGCGCTATGCACGCGGATAACAGGTCGCCCATCACCATCAACGTCCGCCAGGGCACTGGCACCTACGCGGCCAAGGCTCCAGGCCACAAGGCCACGGCCAGCTGCACCACTGGCGCCCGACAGGCCGCTGAGTCGCTCGCCAAAAAGCTCGGCCTGGCGCCGGGACTGCTCCAGGAGCAAATCAACCAGGGCATCGGCTACGGCTGCTCGCGCTTCACCCACCCCGGCGAACTGGCCACCAACACCAGCGACAAGGCGCACTGCCCAAACTGCGGCATCTGCCACACCCGTGAGGAAACCTGCATCGAGGCGCGTGGGCGCGTGGGAGCAAGTGCATGAAGATCGAAACCAGCACCGTAACCAAGCTGCTCATCAGCGAACTGGATGCACTCGACCCTGTGACGGTCTTCCTAGAAGACTTCGAGCCCGGTAAAGGCAAGATCACGATCAGTTGCTATGGCAAAAGCTGGACGTCCTACTGGGGCGCCATGAGCGGTGATGACGTGGCCACCTTCGTCAGCCGCACCAGCCCCGACTACCTGATCGGATGCCTTGCCCCGCAACTCAACAGCACTCGCTTCTCCGGTGAGGAACTCAGCAAGAAGGTGCGCCAGACCATCCTGAAAGATCGGCGACAGCGTGACCTGGTTGCCAACGATGCACGCGAACTGTTCGACGAGGCGAATGACCTAGACCAGGCGCCATCACTGGATTATCTGCATGGCGCCCACTCAGACCTGATGTATCGGGTATTTGGTGATGAATGGTGGTACAGCGCCGATGGGTGCAGCGTGCCAAACCCCGACTACGCCTACCTCGAGCGCATCGTCAACAGCGTGAAACAGGCACTCAAGACGACATCAGGTGGAGTAAAGGCATGACTATCACCGCCCCCGTCATTCGCTACCACGGCAGCAAGTTCCGGTTGGCCCCTTGGGTCATCGAGCACTTTCCGCCGCACTTGGTATATGTCGAGCCATTCGGCGGTGCCGCTGGTGTGCTGATGCAAAAGACCCGCAGCAATGGAGAGGTCTACAACGACCTCGACGGCGATATCGTCAATCTGTTCCGGGTGCTGCAGACCGCCAGCACCCGTGATGAATTGTCAGAGCTGCTGGTTCTAACGCCATACGCACGCGAAGAGTTCGAGCTGGCCTTTATTTGCACCGAAGATCCAGTTGAACGCGCACGCCGCACCATAATTCGAGCCCAAATGGGATTCGGGAGCAGTGGTGCTACAAAGGCAACTACAGGATTTCGCATCGACCCCTACCGCAAGTACGGCACTGCGCCACAACTATGGACCCGCTTCCCCGATCAGGTGGCCGCGATCGGGCAGCGATTGCAGGGTGTCTTGATCGAGAACAGGCCAGCTATCGACGTGATGCTCGCTAATGATTCCCCGCAGGCGTTGCACTATGTCGACCCGCCATACATGCACTCAACGCGCGTGCATGGAGCTCATAAAGGCCGCTACTACCGCCACGAGCTAAGCGACGCGCAACACGCTGAGCTACTGGCCACCATTAGCAATCTGCAGGGCATGGTTGTACTAAGCGGCTACCCGAACGAGCTTTACGACAAATGTCTCAATGGCTGGGCGTCGAACACCACCACGGCACGGATCGCAGCCTTCCGTGGCACGGCGGCACGCACAGAGTGCTTGTGGCTTAACCCAGCCTGTATGGATGCGCTCAACTCAAATGGGCTGTCCCTCGAGGTGGCCCATGGCTGAGTGTCGTTTCTGCTCTGGCTCCGGCTGTAGCACCTGTCGCAACACCGGGCGCGAGGGGCTGACCTACCAGGTCGGCGCCCTGCTCGACTTTCGCAGCTCTGACATCGAGGTCGACGGCCTGCAGGTTGCACACCTGCGGGCCGGGGCGCTGATGGATACCGACTGGGAAACGCCGGTCGGCATCTGGACCGGCCAGGCCCATGGCAGCGAGCTGGTGGAAATCTGGTACCAGGGGGCGCAGTTCAGGCCCTGATCAGATCACCAGCCGTATCAACTAGAAATCACAGTGCAATGTACTAGGCCCGGCAACGGGCCTTTTCTCTGCCAGCCAGTAATCTGGCTTTTTGGCAGTAAGGCGTGGGGACGCAGATGGCAGATGGTGTTGAGGTGCGCGGCAATCGCGTGCGTGTGTATTTCCGTTATGAGGGCGAGCTGTGCCGGGAGCCAATGCCGGGCGATGCTTCGCCGCAGCGCATAGCCAACGCTGAGCGCTTGGTTGGGACCATCAACTATGAAATCAAGGAGGGGATTTTCAGCTATGCCCGGCACTTTCCGGAGTCGCCCAGGGTAAAAACCAACACGCTCGGCCACTACATCGATCTGTGGCTGGAGATCAAAGGCAACCAGATGGCGCCGTCTGGCTTTCGCACCTACAAGAGCAAGGTGGAAACCCACATCAGGCCGCGCTGGGGCCATCACCAGGCCGATCAGATCGACCACCTGGACCTGCAAAGCTGGATACAAACCACGCTGATGCCGGAGCTGCACAACAAAACCATCCGCGAAATCCTGAGCCTGCTGCGCCAGGTGTATGTGATCTATCGCATGCGCAACAAAACCGCCCACGACCCGACTGAGGGGCTGACGGTGACGCTGCCTGACCCTGAGGAGGCTGACCCATTCGACCGTAAAGAGATCCGCGACATCCTCGGCACGCCGACGGAAAAGCAGCAGGAGATCAACCTGGCGCAGTTCATGATCTGGGCCGGGCCGCGGGTGTCTGAGGCAATCGCGCTGGCCTGGGAGGACGTGGACCTGAAAGCCGGCACGGTGAAGTTTTGTCGATCGCAGGTGCGTGGCCACTACAAGGTGACCAAAACCCGCCGCTCTACCCGCGAGGTGCGCCTGCTCAAGCCGGCACTGGACGCGATCCTGGCGCAACTGCGGTTTACGGGTAAGGGCTCGCCGGTGGAAGTCAGCGTCACGGCACGGGACAACAAGACGGAGCGCAAGCAGAAGGTGCACTTCGTCTTCCACTGCACCACCACCAACGCGGCGCATACCAGCTCGGACATGCTGCTCAAGGGATTCTGGCGGCCACACCTGGCGGCGGCCGGCGTGCGGTACCGCGGCCCGAACAACTGCCGGCACACCTACGCCAGCCAGTTACTCAGCACCGGCGCTGTGCCACTCGACTGGATCGCCGACCAGATGGGCCACACATCGACGGCCATGATCCAGCGCCACTACGGCACCTGGATCAACCAGGACGGCCCCGACATGATCGGCATGCTCGAGCACGCGCTAAAGCTCTGATCAGCACCCCAGAAACGACAAAAGGCAGCCCTTTCGGAGCTGCCTTTTTTGTTCCGCCATTCCCAAGGCATTCCCAATTTGCTTCTGCACTAGAGCAGCTACGGGGAAAAACTCTTTAGAAACAACAGCTTACTTGGTGCGGACGGAGAGACTCGAACTCTCACGCCTTGCGGCGCTGGAACCTAAATCCAGTGTGTCTACCAATTCCACCACGTCCGCGGATAAAACTCTGAAACAAAAACCCCAGACAATGTGCCTGGGGTTTTGAAATATGTGGTGGACGATGGGGATCGAACCCACGACACCAGGAGTCACAATCCTGTGCTCTACCAACTGAGCTACGCCCACCATATTGCATTACTTGTGCCAAGCTGCCAAATGGCGCACCCGGCAGGACTCGAACCTGCGACCATCCGCTTAGAAGGCGGATGCTCTATCCAACTGAGCTACGGGCACTTATTCATCTGCATCCT